CTGGGCGTGGATACAACGCGGCCGGTGTTCTGTGCGACGAGATGGCCAAGTGGGTCAAGCCCTACGAGACCTGGTACGAAGGGCTCCTGCCCGCCCTCCGAGCGGACCTGATCGATGATCATCCGCGTGCCTTCGTCACCACCACCCCGAAGCCGATCAAGCTGTTGATGGAGTGGCTGGCGCGGGACGATGGGACCATCCACGTCATCACAGGGTCCACGTTCGACAACGCCGCCAACTTGTCCAGGCACGCACTCGCCGAGCTGAAGATCCGGTACCACGGCACCGCCCTCGGTGAACAAGAGCTGTACGGGAAGCTGCTGGAGCTGACTGGTGGCGGCCTCTTCCGGCGTATGGACCTGGTGAACAACCGGCTCAAGGAACTGCCAGAGGTGCTGGTCTCCACGGTAGTGGGAATGGACCCAAACCTCACCGGCGAAGACGCACAGACGGGCATCGTGGTAGTAGGCCGGGATAAGGACAACCACCACTACGTCCTAGCCGATAGAACCGTCAGCGATTCGGGACGCGCGGCGGCATTGGCAGCGTGGCGAGCGGTAGCAGAGTTTGCCGCCGACATCCTGGTGTATGAGGAGAACCTGGGTAAGCGCTACCTGCAAGAGGTTCTTCAGGATGCTTACCAGGAATGTGTAGAGCTGGGGATGTTTCCTCGTGGCACCTCGCCACCCATGAAGCCCGTACACGCCAAGCACGGCAAGAAAACCCGGGCGGAGCCGGTGGCGATGCGCTCAGAGCAGGGACGCTTGCACATGGTGGGAGTGTGGGAGGAACTGGAGAACCAAATGGTCCTCTACGATCCCCTGTCCACCCGGGAAAGCCCCGACCGCATGGACGCACTCGTCCATGCCTCGATCCACCTCATGGCTGGCGAGCGCAAAAAGATGCGGCTCGGTGACCCGAGCCGCTATGAGTTGCATATGGATCAGAGTGCGTACGATCTCAGTCGTTTGTATTGAGTAGGGGCGGGAGGGCATGGGCTGTCGGATGGGAAACGGACTGAATGGGACCGTCGGGTGGAGTGGCACGGAGAGGATCTGGGATGAGTTGTCGAGCTGAATGGGGCAGGAGCGTGGACGGGGTGAACGGCACAGTCGGACACGAGTAGAGCTGGATTGTCGATCGGAGCGGAGATGCCAGGAGTCGAGGCGACGAGTCAGACGTGCGGGGGGAAGAAGTGAGACGGTGAGTCGGATGTGATCGAGAGGACGCGACACGGTATGTCGGGCGAGGAGGGGGCGGGTTGAGTTGAGCAGTCGATGGTGACGAGATGGCAGGATTTGAATCGTCGTACTCGTGCAGAGAAGTCGTACGGAGCCAGGTGGCGTGGGGCCGAGAAGTCGAAACGGGTGCGAGCGGGGGCGAACGGATATGTCGATACGGGTCGTCGGACTGGGAGCGGCTCGGGCGGAGCAGTCGTTGTGGGGCGAACAGGATCGAGCCGAGATGGCATGTCGGGGAGGCTGATCCACAGGGTCCCGCGATGCAGGTCCCTGTGGGTCAGCTGGATCCCTCGCACAGGACCGAGACCGACACTAGCACAGGGACCCCTGGGGTGCAACGACCCCGTCCGCTCGCATCTACCCCTTGCGTCCCCCTGACCTTTAGGCTATGTGCGTGTTGATCGTCTCGCTAGTCGTAGGAATGCTCGCAGTCGCCCGACTGACGAGACTCCTTGTCGACGACGAGATCACGATTGGCATCCGCCGCTGGGTCATCAGGCGGTACGGCGAAGACTCGAAGATGGCCTACTTCATTCACTGCCCGTGGTGCACGTCCATCTGGATCAGTGCCCTCGTCATGCCAGTAGCCGTACTGCTCCCAGTGGTGTGGACCGTGGCTGCCCTGTCAATCCCCGCCGCATCCATGGTGACTGGCCTTCTCAACAAGTGGGGTAGCTAATGGCCCGATGGGGCAGGCGCCGGGAGCTGGAGCCCGTAGAGGTCGAAGCGACGCTCCCGCACGAGGCGCCACGAAGCCTCATCGCCTCTGCGGCCCGTATCAAGATGGATGGCCTGGCCTGGCGCCAGTACAAGTTCGGCGATGATACCTGGCAGACGGAGGCGTGGCGCCTCTACGACATCGTGGGTGAGCTGAGGTTCATCGCCAACTGGATCGGGTCAGCCTGCTCCCGGGTGCGTATCTATGTCGCCGAGGTGGATGACAACGGCCGGGTGCAGAAGGAGGTTGCCAAGAAGAAGGTGGCTGGCCTCGCCGACACCCTGTTCGGCGGCCCCCCCAGCAAGGCAGAGGCCCTTCGTATGCTGGGGATCAATCTCAGCGTAGCCGGGGAAGCGTTCATCGTGGGGCGCAGTGCCAGTAACCCGGACTCTGATGAGTGGAGCATCGTCTCCACCTCCGAGTTGAAGCGGTGGGGCTCCAACATCGCCCAGCTGAATCCGGACGGCAGCAAGGAGATCATCGACCCCCGCAAGGACTTGATCATCCGGGTGTGGACCCCCCATCCACGCCGGAACCTGTGGGCTGACTCCCCCACCAAGGCATCCCTGCCGATGCTATGGGAGATCGAACGGCTGACCCGCTACGTGTTCGCTCAAATCGACTCCCGACTGTTCTCCGCTGGCCTGCTGCCGATCCCGAAGGAAGTCTCGTTCAGCGAGGACAACCCGTCTGTCTCGGCGTCGGAAAATCTGACTGACCTGCTGATGAAGGTGGGGTCGGCCTCGCTTCAAGGTGAGGGATCAGCGGCAGGGATTGCCCCCATCGTGATGGAGATGCCGCTGGAGGCCCTGGGCAAGATTAACCTGGTGCAGTTCGGCGGGGAGCTGTCCCGGCAGGCATTGGATCTCAGGGCTGAGGCGATTCGCCGCCTAGCCCTGGCCATGGACATTGAACCATCCATCCTCACCGGGGCCGGAGAAGCCAACCACTGGGGAGCCTGGCAAATCGTGGAGGGGCAGATCAATGTACACATTGTCCCCCTCATGGTGCGCATCTGTGACGCACTGACCACTGCTTACCTACAGCCGGCGTTGAAGGCAATAAAGGAGAATCCAGACAAGTACGTCTTCTGGTACGACACCGCGCCCCTCACTGTGCGCCCGGAGCGGCTCAAAGACACCCGGGAGATGTACGAGAAGGGGCTGGTCAGCCGCGAGACCGTCCTCCTGGCTGGTGACTACAAGATCTCTGACGCACCCAGCGAGGAAGAGGATCTCATGCGGTTCACCCGTGAGCTGATGCTCCGGGATCCCGCCTTGCTTCAGAACCCTGCTGTCCGGAAGGTGGCCGGATACACCGAAGACATCCTGCCCGCCGCCACCGTCATTACCCCCGCACCGGGAACACCAGGGGCGGGGCCACCGCCGCCACCAGCTCCACCAACTGGTATTTCCCCGACCGCTGGTGGCCCCATGCCCCTGGCCACAGAGGCTCAAAACGCCCCCGGTGGCCCCCCCGACGTACCTTCAGGCGTCACGGCTAGCGCCTCTGTGCCGGCATCAGTTAACACCTTCGTCCTCGCCAATGCCACCTGCCTCCGTGCCCTGGAGCGGGCTGGGCGCCGGCTCCTCAACCGGGCCAACCGGAACCATTGGCCAGACGTGCCCGCGTACGAACTGCACACCCGGATCAAGGTGGTGTCCCCGCCACACGCCACCCAGCTCCTCGATGGCGCCTGGGATCACCTGTCCGTCCTGGCCGAAGCGGTCGATCCGGAGATGGACACGGGTGCGCTGAAGGACGCTTTGCACAACTACTGCTTCACCCTGTTGATCCGGGAGCAGCCCCACACGGTCCAGCTTCTGGGTGAGTACCTCCGAAGCCGGGGGCTACTTGATGGCGCGTGACAGTGACGAGCGGAACCTGGCCGGGGTGGTGGGGCAGGCCCTGCGACGGTGGCTGGAGAAGGCCAGGGACGCGGTGATGGCACCATGGCGCCAGTACCGGACGCAGCCTGACCCAAGCAGGGTGTATCGGGTCCAGGAGGCGTGGCGCGCGGAGCTGGACTCCATCATGACGGTGGTGGGTCGCATCTCCATGAACGCCTGGAGTCAGGCATCTGATGTGGCCCCGGTATCCCGACACGCTTTCGTCATGTCGCAGTTGGCGCAGACGGAGAACTTCCTGGTCCGGATTCCGGATGAGGTAGCGAACCTGGTGTTTGCCGAGATCACTGATGCCGTGAATCAGGGAGCTGATGTTGACGAGGTGGCTCGACGAGTTGACCGGGTTCTCAGCTACACCGCCTCTGAGCGGTGGCCTGCTCGGGCTCGCACAATCGCTCAAACTGAGACGACTCGGGCCTATGGCGCCGGCACTCTCGCCGCTGGAGTGGAGCAGTCTCGACTTTCTGGTCGAGTGCTACAGAAGCGGTGGGATACCAGGGACGACGGACGGGTGCGGGGATCCCACGAGGCGGTAGACGGCCAGGTGACCGATGTGATGTACCCGTTCTACGTTGATGGATGGCCGTTGATGTTCCCCGGCGACCCTTCCGGTCCCCCGGAGAGTGTGATCAACTGCCGATGCAGCCTCACGATTCTGAATGAGAGGGGACGCTGATGGTCGACCCTAACCCGGCCCGTGGCATGCCCCTCCAGCTCCAGAAGTACTGGCTGGCCGGGAAGGGGGCAGCCAAGATCCGTTGGGGGATGCCTCACGACTTCAACCGCTGTGTCCGGAACCTGCGCAAGTACTTCCCCACGAACCCCGAGGGGCTTTGCAATATTCTCCACCAGAAGCGGCTGGGGGCGGCGCCTGGCAAGGGCCATGGGCACAGCCTCACCGCCGCCAGCTCCCTCTTGGCCGGTGGCTGGGAGTACAGCCGCGACGCTTTGGTGGCTGCCACCAAGCTGTTGGAGCGGCAGCCGAAGCTGGGCAAGTACGCCTGGGCCGGGCCCATCGCTCCGTTCAGCGCCCCCACCGGTGAGCCACGCCGGATCCGGATCTTCGAACCCGGCTCCCTGCGTCACCGGATGCTGCCCCTGCCCCTGGACTGGCGCCAGAAGACGGCCCAGGGCCACGAGGGTGCCATGACGGTGGGTCGGATCCTCGGTATCACCTACGGTCCAGACGACAAGGGCCAGGAGTTCGCCTGGGGCTGGGGCGACTTCCTCGACGAGGAGATCATCCCGGAAGCGGCCAAAGCCAAGTACCTCATGGAGATGGGGGTGGCCGGCGGCAGTGTCGACCCCGGCGGGGAAGTGGTGGCCACCATGAACCCCGAGACTCGGGCCGAACATATGATGCGGTTCACCATCGGAGGCGTCACGCTGGTCCCCATCCCCGCCTTCTCGGGGATGCACCTGTATACCTTCGACACGGAGGACGGTGACTGGCCGGATGACGACCCCGACTACACCGCAGATGCCGATGACGGTGACTGCGGCTGTGGGGATCGGCTCACAACGGATCTGGATGCGGACGACTCGTTCGCGGTCAACCCGTCCGGCTGGCGGGGGCTCCCGCTTGCCCCTCGCAACTCGGTCTTTGACAATGACGACGCGGTCAAGCGGATCGCCGCCTGGGCCGCGACGCCTCAAGGTCCGGATGTCAGCAAGCTGCGCCGTGCATTCATGTGGCATGACCCCCGGATGCCGGAGACGGATACGACCTCGTACCGGCTTCCGGTAGGGGATGTGATCAACGGGGAGTTGACGTTGATCTATCATGCGATTTACGCTGCTGCTGCGCTCTTGTCCGGCGCTCACGGTGGCCTGCCAAACGTTCCTGAGCCGGACAAGGGCGCTTTACGTCGCGTGATCAGCGAGATCTACCCCGTCATGGCGCAAGAGTTTAACGACGCCACCATCCGTGCACCCTGGGACCGGTCGGCACAGCCTGGGGTTCAGATGTCCATCGATCAGAGGGATGAATACGCCATGTCCGACTACCCGGTTCAGCCCCCGGCTCAGTGGTTCCAGAACCCCGGCCTAGCGAGCAAGACGCCCCTGACTGTCACCGCCGATGGGAAGGTGTTCGGTCACATCGCCGCCTGGGACGAATGCCACCGTGACTTTGCCGCCCGCCGTGAGTGCGTCCTGCCGCCCCGCTCCCAGAAGGGATACGCCCCGTTCCACCTGGGCAGCGTGGTGACGGCTGAGGGTGACACAGTCCGGGTCGGCAAGATCGTCATGGACACTCGTCACGCCGACATCGGCCTGGGCTACAGCTCCGCCGCCCTGCACTACGACAACACCGGTGACGAGGTGGCCGTCGTCCGGGCTGGCGAGGACGAGTACGGCGTCTGGGTGGCCGGTGCCATTGTTCCCGAGGCCACCCCAGCCAAGGTGGCCAAGCTCCGCCGCAGCCCCATCTCCGGCGACTGGCGCCGGGTGGAGGGCAACCTGGAGCTGACCGCCGCCCTGGCCGTCAACGTCCCAGCCTTCCCGGTGTACGCCATGGATGGTGATGAGCGACTGGCGCTGGTCGCTGCCGGCACCCTGGAGCCTGGTCCTGAGGTGGAGCCTGAGGTGCCGCCCACTGGCCTGCTGGACATGAGCTTGGTCGCCGCCATGGTGCGGGAGGAGATCGAGCGCCAGGAAGCTGCCGAGGATCGTAAGGCGCGGCTCCTCGATTTGCTCGACGACGAGGAGATCTACCGGCAGCGGGAGCGGGCTGCCCGGTTCGCCCTCATCGCCGCAGCCACTGAGCCGGCGGCGGCGGGTGGAGTGGCTGCCCCGCCTGCCGCCGCCCCTGCTCCTGGTGCAGCTCCTGCTGAAGGTGTCCCTACCGACGAGGCAGTGATGCTGTCGCGGCAGATGGATGCGCAGTTCTCTGTTGTCGAGAACCCGGCCGGTGGTCCAGAGGAGGAGGGGCAGCCGGTGGATGGCCAAGCCGCCCCTCCGACCCCTGAGCCTGCCATGACTGCACCTGTGGGGTAACTGTGGGACTCGGTGATTCGTGGGGGACCCGCGAGGAACTTCTCCACCCGCGCGACAAGAACGGCCGCTTCCGTAGCAAGTGGAAGATGGCCGCCGGTGTCGTGGACGCGATCACCAACATCCTGGCCAAGTTCAGCCCCCGTATGTTCAGTAGTGATCAACAGGCTGCGCAGTATGTGTTCAACCGGAAGCCTCGTGGCGGAGGCGGACTAGACATGCCACGGTTCGCTGCCGACTTCCCGGCAGCGAACCAGGCCCTGCGTCGTGGCGACATGGATGCCTCGACGAAGAAGTTCGTGCAGATGATGGACCGTAACAAGGTCACTCTGCCGGACGACATCATCGTGTCTCGTCGAGTCACCCCCGAGGCGTTCGGTCTCACTCCCGAAACCATGGGCCTGGACGAGGGGGGCATTGAAGACTTCACCGGTAAGTTGATCGCCGATCGGGGCTATGGCTCCACCAACATCGGTACTCCGCTAGGCCAGAACACCGGCATCCTGATGACCGTGGCGGTCCCTAAGGGGACCCAGGCCATCATCCCCGGCGACGGCCCCGGGGACCGAGAAGTGGTCCTGGACCGCGACCAGGAGTACCGCATCACCAAGGTCACCCCGGACGGGGCCGGCGGCTACTACGTCATGGCCGTAGCCACCGACCGGACGCCGGGTGAGACCCCGGAGCCGATCGGGCGACCGGCGCCGGGGGCTGGCCCCAGCGTGGAGCAGCGTGAGGCTGGTGTGGCTCAGGTCACCCAGTCTCAGCAAGGTCAGATGCGCATCCAGTCCGACGCCCAGGTTGACGCTGAGGCGGCACAACGGGAGCAAGCACGCCAGCAGGCCATGCCCCAAGGGGCTGGTCAGCAGCAGGTGGCTGCCCCACCTGGCACCCCGCCGCCACGCACTGAACCGGTCGTGTCCCGAGCAATCGGTGGCACCGCCCCAGGCGTCGCTCCTGCCCCCGCAGTGGGACAGGAGTCCGTCCCGACGCCACCCGAGGCGGCGCCACCGACCCCACGGATCGTAGACATCCGCAACGCTGTCCGCGAGGCCAACATCCCCGCCCCCTCAGCCGGGTCTCGGCGCAAGGAGTTCAACGACGCCTACGAGGGCATCGCCTCCGGGAAGAAGGACCCCCGGGACTCGGTGCGGGAGCTGGAACGGGACATCGCCGTCAATCAGCGCCAGCTCCAGGCTGGCCAGGGTGACGAGGAACTAGCTGACGATATCCGTGCCCAGGAACAGCTCCGGGACCTGATCCGGGAGCAGTACAACCTGCCTGCCGCCGCACCAGAGGTAGCGCCTGCCCCGGCCAAGGCAGTGAAGAAGGCTGCACCACGGGCGCCGCGAACGGCACGTGAGACTCCGGTGACACCGGCCAAGGTGATGTCTGCTCCGCCGGCTAAGAAGGCGGCTGCACCAGCACCGGAGGGTCGAGTCACCCTGGTGCAGGCGAAGCGCATGTCTGCCACGGAGATGCTGAAGCGGCCCGATGTGGCCATCACGGGCGAGGGTGATGCCGGCTACAAGAACGTACTGCGCAACCTTGAGTCCGGTGAAATCACACCAGCCGCAGCCCGGAAGCAGCTACGTGATTCGGCGAAGTACTGGCGTGATCAGGCGCGGAAAGCTCATGACAACGGCCGGGCCACGCCAGAGCGACGCCAGCAGTTAGCTGACGAGAAGCTGGCTATCGCTGACAAGTACGACCGTGCCGTAGACAAACTCATCGAGTCTGAGAGTGTCGGCAACACGGACAAGTTCCGTAACGCTCCTGCCAAGAAGGTAGCAGCACCGGCCAAGAAGGCCACCCCCGCGAAGACAGCACCCGAGTCCGGGGATGACCTGGACAAGATGACCAAGGCGGAGCTAGTTGCCGAGGCCAGGAAGCTGGGTGGGATCACTGGACTCAGCAGCAAGACAAAGGATCAGTTGAAGGCTGAAATCCGACGCCACCGTGACATTGGTCCGGCTGAGCCTGGGTCCAGGGTCGGCAAGGACCAGCGCATCGCGGAACTGTTCGACGGCAAGAAGCCCACCGTCGCCGACCTCCGCGCCTTCGCCAAAGAGAATGACATCGCCCCGGCAACCAGTCTCAACAAGATGCGCCGGGATGGGCTCATCGACACGATCCTGGAGGAGATGTCGACCCGGGGGCGTCGTACTGAAGGAGCCAAGCCACGGACTCCCGAGGCACCTCCTGCCAAGAAGGCGGCCAAGGCTGCTGTTCCTGGCGCTGCACCTGGCACTGCGGCAGGGAAGATCACGGCCAGTCGCCTTCAACCTGGTATGCGAGTCCGACTCACGCCGCAGAACAGGCCCACTAACCAGCGTACTGGTGGCAACGTTGTCACGATCATCTCAGTGGACCGTGATACCAATGGGCGCATCCGGATCAGTGGCACTGATGAGCAAGGTAATGCGGTTGAGGACATCAGCCAAAGCGCCCGTGGTGTATCCGGATTGTCCCCTTCTCAGACCCTTGTCGTAGTTCCCGATGACGTACCTGAATTGTCAGGGTCAGACTTGGAGGAACGGGCCCGGCAGCGGCAAGCCAAGATTGACGATGTCAGGCGCTACTCCGATCTGGCCTCTGAGCTGGAGGGACTAGTCCACGATGGTGCCAGCAGTAATGCCCTAGCTCGGAGGCTGGAGAACAGCGCAGGCGCCCGGGGCCTCGGTAATGAAATGCGGCCCCTCAAGGAAGCCCTTGAGCTGGGTGACGTTGAGCAGGCCCGCAACCTCATGTCGCGGCGGCTACATGCGGTAGGCGTGGCTCCGGTGGGGGTTTCCGGGAACAAGGTACTTTTCGACCCTGCCAAGCATCAGTCCATTGGCAGTTTTCGGGTCGGGGAAGAAGTCGAGATCGTTCGTCCGGGGTACAAAGCGCGGCTCAATGGTGACGAGGAGGTGGAACTGGCACGCCCCCTGGTGCAGGGCGTGGATGATGAACCGGATCCTGCCATCCCCGGCCCCCGCACTGTCGCCCCGATTGACAACACTCCCCGCAAGAAGGAGTTCCGACAGGCGTGGGGTGACGCCGACATCAAGATGCGCGACGGGGCACCGAAGCGCGCCACCGACGAGATCATCGACGACATCTCCAGTGGAAATATCACTCCGCAGGAGGGCATCCGGCGCCTAGAGTCGGAAATCAGTTTCAACACGGAGGAACTGGCTGACATAGACGCCACGCTTCGGGGGGATCTGGACCCGAGTGACGCCACCCGGTTGCGGGTTCAAGCGGCCAAGCTGGAAGGCTCCATCAAGGCGCAGAAGCGAGCCTCTGAGTTCCTTCGGGGCTACTTCAAAGATGAGCAGGTTACCCCTGATGAGGTCATCAAGGTCGAGACCAGCCCTGAAGTCAAGGAGGCGCTGGAAGGCGCCACACCGGAGCAGTTGAAGGAAGCCGCCGTACGTGCGGGCTTGCCGGAGCCCCAGGGCACCACGAAGGCTGAAATCTTCACGGACATGGTGAAGATCATCGCCAAACAGGAGCTTGACGCTCGAACTGCAAAGAAGGCCGCAAAGAAGGCAGTCAAGAAGGCGGCCCCTCCGCCACCGAAAATTGACACCGGCAAGGAGGGGGTGAACGTTCGAATCATTGGCGAGGGCCTGAACCTGGACGAGAACCAGGACTGGACCAAGTCGATACTCGATGACGCCCAACGCGCCCTTAATGGCGAAGGTGTGGCGGAGCTGCCCAAGAACTCCACTCCGGCTGCTGTTGGCCGCTGGATGGAGAAGCGTGCCAGCACCTACCGAGGATCAGGTGCCATTCGTTACGGCGGCTATCACGGCAACCGAAACGCCTTTGGGGACCGCGAAGACAAGGAGTTCCTGAAGGAGCGTGAGCAGAAGCTCCAGGCCATCTACGCCGAGGCTGATCGCATGCAAGCCTTGGCTGATCGCCTGAAGGTCACCCGGCGCCCCAGCAAGAAGGCGGCAGCTCCGGCAGCCAAGGCCGGCCCCCCACCTCCACGCCAGGTACAGGTGGAGCAGGAGCTTTCCAAGATCAAGCAGAAGATGCTGGACGACACCATGGCCAAGCTCCAAGGTGCCAAGTCTCGTCGTCAGGCTGAAGATGCCATGGCTGGTCTCCTCATGCCCGAACTGCGCACCCTGGCCACTCAACATGGTGTCAGCGGGCGTCGCAAGGCCGACATCATCAGCCAGATTGCTGACCGGTACACTCCGGCTGCTCCAGCCGCCAAGACGCCAGCGGCACGCCCAACTGGCTTGGGCCCCAGTGCGAAGCAGGTCGAGTCCAAGTCCCTGCCCTCGGGGCACACGATGTGGTTGCGGGACGCCAATTCCCCCAAGCCGACCTACCGGATCTATGACGGTGACGGGAAGCTCGTGGGCGTTGTCAGTGCGACGGATGTAGAGGTAGATGAGGAGCGCACTGACCGCGTTGCTGGTGATACGGACCGGATGTGGAAGTCCGGAGTACCGGGGCGACCAGACCTGAGTGGGCTACCGATGCGGAGCTTGGATGAGGCGGTGGCCGATGCTGTCGATCAGGCCAAGAAGGCAGCCAGCACCTCGATGCGCGCCAAGGTGCAGCGAGTCGCTGACGTCAAGAAGGTGTCCGGGCAAAAGTCTGACAAGCCCCTGCTCCCGAACAGTTGGGGCGACCATCCCAGCGAGATTCACTTCCATGAAGACGGGGAGATCGGGCAGCTTCTTCGTCGCCTCGGTGATGGTGTTCAACTGGACATAGACGATGAGCCGCTAGGGAACGTGATCGGGAAACTGGCCACAGATGCTGTCATGGGCCGAATCAGTATGGATGGGCTGTTGCGGCGCCTGCGCCAGCTCCAGGATCGTCTACCCGACTCGGTCGCCAAGAACCTGGAACGGACTATCAAGGATCTCGATTCGCCCCCACGTGAGGTGCCACGTGTTCCGAGTGAAACACCGGAGCCCTTGCGTCGAATGTTGGTGGACCTGGCCAATAACCCGTTGGCCAGGGGTGGAAGCAGGGCCGACCGCCGAGGCGGCGATGATTCGGAGCTTGACCGGGCCGTCAAGTTCATCGAAGACTTCCACGCAGGCAAAGTTGGTGGTCCCGGTCTTCGTGACGATCTTCAACGCCGTCTGTACAACGAGCGGCACGAGAGCATGGAAGGCAAGATGGAGATCGACCGGATCATAGACCGGGCCATCAAGGATCTCGACGACATCTGGAACGATCCAAACCGTCGTGACCAGCTCATGCGACGGAAGCCGCAGTAGGAGGAGAACATGTGCGGATGCCGGGGCAACCAGCCTCAGCCAGCTCGGACCGAGACCTTCGAAGTCCGGCTACCGGATGGTCAGGTGCTCACCGTGGGCAGTGAGCACGAAGCTCGGGTCGCGGTAACGCGTGCTGGCGGTGGTACCTTCTCTCGCCTATGATCCACTGGTAGAAGACCTATATCAGGCGACTGAGCTGAGGGCCGGGCCTGGAACCGTGAACCGGTGGCTGTAGCTGAGGGCCGCACCGGGAGGACTAATGACTCCCGAAGGGGCTCCACGCCATGCCTTTCCAGATTCCCGAGATCGAGACCCTGGAGCAGTTCAGCATCCAGGGTCTGGCCGACCTGAAGAAGCAGGCCACCACTGAGCTGAACACCCTCATCGCCTCCATCCGTGAAGGTAACCCGGAGGATGCGGCCGACGACGACCTGGACCGCGCCGAGGCGCTGCAAGAGTTCGTGCGGGTCACGGTTCCTGAGCTGCTCGACAAGCGCTCCAAGACGCTGGACCGGTTCGCCGCGATCACGGCCGAAGTGGACCCGGAGCCGGAGGCTGCCACCCCCACGCCGGAGCCGGCTGCCGTGACTGCATCTGGCAGTGGCGGTAATGCCGAGGTGATCAAGGTCAGCGTCAGTGACATTCTGGACAACAAGGACAAGAACGACGCCGTCCCCGATGTCATCACCGCCCGGCCCCGCTACTCCACGCTGGTCGCCGCAGCCGGTGTCCCCAACTATGAGGCTGGCCAGGAGTTGGCCAGCATGCTCGACGTGGCGAAGGCGTTCGAGGCCCGCTCTGCGGCCCACGGCTCCGCTCTGGCCAGCGGACGCCGTGGCACCGGCCCGGTAACCTACCCGGTCGCCCAGCTGGTCCGGGACTACCCGGACGAGTTCAGCGTGGATGGTGACGGCTCCGACTACGCCAAGCTCCTCGCCGTCGCGGACGAGAAGCGCCTCCCCGGCGGCTCGCTGCTCCGCTCCGTGGAGCAGCGCATGAAGGAGATCCAGGCCACCGAGCCCACCCGGGACGCCCTGGTGGCGGCTGCCGGCTGGTGCGCCCCGTCCGAGACGGACTACAGCATCTGCCTTCAGATCACGACGGACGGTCTCGCTGACTTCCCCGAGGTCCAGGCCCGGCGTGGCGGCATTCGGCACAACACTGGTATCCAGTTCGACGACATCTTCGGTGGTGGCAACTGCGACTCCCCGACTGGCTTCTTCGACCTGACTGAAGCTGAGGTTGCCTCTGGGACGACCAAGACGTGCCTGGAGATCGACTGCCCGGACTTCATCGACACCCGGCTGGGCGTCACCGGTCTCTGTCTGACCGGCAACATCCTCTCCATCCGGGGCTACCCGGAGTACACCGCCACCTTCACCCGTGGCGCACTGGCCGCCTCTGCCCACCAGATCAACCGGGAGCAGATCGCCGCCGTCGTCGCCGACTCCACCGCTGTCACCCTGTCCGGTGCCCCCTGGGCTACCGACGCCTCTGTGGTGTCCCAGGTGATGAGTGCGGTCGAAGCGGCTGTGGTCGACATCAAGTACCGGCTGCGGCTCCAGCAGTCGGCCACCCTCGAAGTCATCATGCCGTTCTGGATCCTCGCTCAGATGCGGGCCGACTGGATCCGGCGCAATGCAGTCGGCGGCTGGTCCCAGTCCGTTGACGTGGCTGACTCGGAGATCAACGCCGGCTTCAGCCGGCGTGGTGCCCGTGTCCAGTACGTCTACGACTGGCAGGACGCCTTCGCCACCTGTGCCACCACTGGCTCCCCAGGTGCCGACACCGCCATCACGGCACTGCCGACCAGCCTTCAGTTCCTGGTGTACCCGGCCGGCACCTGGGTCCGTGCGGTGTCCGACGTGATCACGCTGAACTCGGTCTACGACTCGACGAAGCTGGCCACCAACCAGGTGACTCACCTGTTCACGGAAACCGGTTGGGCGATGGTGCGAATGTGCCCCCTCTCCCGCGTCTACACCGTGGCCATCTGCCCGAGCGGCTCCACTGGTCTCCAGCGAGTCGTTTCCTGCTAGCCGCCCTGACCAGGGGGCCGGGTTTCCGGTCCCCTTCAGGCCAGAGCTAGAAGGGAGGGCCTGGTGCCACTTACAAACGCTCCGTACCTGATCAATCCGCCGCCTCCACCTCCGCGCCCCTACGGCATCTTTGATGTGGCGCTGGGGCCAATGGCATTCCCGGAACCCAATTCGGTGGGCTCCGGGGTCATCTACGTGCCCGATACATGCCAGGACGACGTGTACCTGTGGGACATCCAGTGCCCACCGGTCACCGGCTCGAAGACGTTCTCGGCCATTGAATCCCCCGTTTCCGGGGCGCCGTTTGGCGTCCTCACCTCATACACCTGCGGTTCCATCGGCTACAGCTTCGATGAGGTGCGGCAACGCCTCGTCACCCGCATGCAGTTGCGGGAGCAGCGGGCGGTGGAGAAGCGAATCTGGCAGGGGCAAGCGATTGGAGCCGGCGGCGGCATTGCCGGCCTGTTCCAGTCGGCCACCACTCTCACGGCAGCCAGTTGTGCGACAGAGGCCGTAGAGGTGCTGGAGCAGACACTCGCCGACAACGGTGTCGTGGGTGGCATGATCCACGCCCGTCCCGGCATGGCTGCCCACCTGGAGACTGCCCACCTGATTCAGTACGCCAACAACGGTCGCCGACTACAGACCTGTCTCGGTACCCCCTATGTCTTTGGTCAGGGGTATGCCGGAACCGGGCCTACCGGTCAGGCAGTCACTACGGATACCGAGTACATGTATGCCACCGGTCGGGTGTTGATCTGGGAGGACGCCCAGATCCTCATCCCGCCCCTCGGCGAAACGATGGACCGGACTACGAACCAGATCTACGCCACTGCGGAGAAGGTCTTTGCCGTAGCGATCGAGTGTGGGATCTGGGCCATCGAGGTCACCCGTAACTGCACGACAGCAGGAGTCCCAGCATGAGTAAGCGTGTGGAGTTCGATGCGGCTACTGCTCGGATCCTGTTGGACCTGGCGGACAACCGCAAGGAAGTGCAGACCGACAGCCAAGGTCCCCGCCTGGCTCTGATCGTTCCCGACTACCTATGGGAGCGCTACGAGAAGTACCAGGCTACGGGCGAGAAGAAGAAGGGTAAGTAGCCATGACCTCGGTGTGCTACACGCCCTGGAAGATTCCACGGGTCCGAGTCACGCAGCTCGACAGTTGCGGAACGCCGGTTACCGGGTGCTCCACGGCAGTCTCTGACGGCATCATCTCCATCGAGATGACGAAGGAGTACGAGGACCGCGAGGAGTTCTTCGTCAAGAACGGCGACGGTACCTTCTGCGTGAAGGAGACCAACCCGCCGATCCTGAAATGGATCAACCTGGTGGTCACGTTCTGCGACGTGGACCCCGAGTTGGTCAACATCATGAGCGCGGAGCCGCTCGTGTACGACGACTCGGAGACCCCACGGGCCACCGGCTACTCCACTGAGGAGGGCTCAGCGGCCAACTCGTTCTTCGCCCTGGAGGGCTGGACACGTCTAGCTGGGCTCTCCACCGCGTGTAGTGGTGGGGCTGAGTATGGGTACGTGATCTTCCCCTTCGTGGTGGAGGGGACGATCGGCGACCTGACCTTCGAGAACGGTGCGGCCAACTTCGTGCTGAACGCCCGGACCAGCGCCGGCTCCGGCTGGGGCACCGGTCCGTACTTCGTGGACCTGTCCGATGCAGCAGCCACGTTGGACGATCCGATCGCGCTACTCACGCCGATCGGGGCCAACCAGCATCACCGGATGTTCATCACCCGACTGGAACCGCCCGACGCAGCCTGTGGCTGCACCACCCTGTCCAGCCTGACCCCCAGCTAGGATCTGGCTGACAAGGCCGCTCGCGTCACCGAGGAGGGCAGCGTGCTTGTCTACGACGAACCGCTGCCCTCCACGCCCTGCAATTGGGACGTGGACACCAGCTGTTGCACCGACTGGGACACCTACTCGGACGCACTCCAGACCGCTGCGGCTGAGTACGGCGCCATGGTCATGTGGGCGGCCACCGGCCGCCGCTTCGGCCTCTGTGAACGGACTGTGCGCCCCTGTGGCCGCACCCGGGACTTCATCGGTACCCCGGCTGGCTACTACTGGGCCGAAGGTACCTGGATCCCCTACATCTTCAACGGAGTGTGGCGGAACTGTGCCAACTGCGTAGGGGCCAGCTACGGCTGCTGCACCTGTGAGCCGGATTGCCAGGTCTACCTCCAAGGCCCAGTCCACTCCATCCCCGCCACAGGCATCAGCCTGGACGGTGAGATCGTTGACGTGGACGCCTGGCGCGTTGACAACGGACAGTGGCTGGTCCGCACTGACGGTGACTGCTGGCCGACGTGCCAGGACTACAACGTGGACTCCGGAACAGGCATGTTCCAGGTCACCTATTTCATCGGCCAGGAGGTCCCCAGCGTCGTCCTCAGCGCGGCCGGGCGGCTGGCCTGTGAGTACGCGAAGTCGTGCCTCGGGGCTGACTGCCAACTCCCTGCCCGGATGACTTCGATATCTCGGCAGGGCGTGAGCGTGTCCTTAGTGGACGTGGACGTGATGCTGAAGAACGGGCTTACAGGCATTTTGACCGTTGATCAGGTGATTCGCTCCTTTAACCCGTATGGCCTGACTTCCAAGATGAAAGTTGCATCTCCAGACTGGCCACCGGTCACGAGAGTGACCACCTACCCGTGACCAGCTTCGATCAGGTCACCAGCCTCTCAGCGGCGCTGCTCCAGTGCCTCTGCAACGCCGTGTCGGGGCATCCCGGGGCACCTGGCCACTGTGCTTACCGAGTGGGCACGGAGCCGGTCCATGACATCAACTTGGACGGTATCGACCTGTGTTGCGAGGGCCTGGCCTACGTCATGCTGGGTGACACGTACCCCTCGTCAGACAGCTTCCCAGACAACGACATCGTGCGGCAGGGCGACAACCCGTGTGTACCTCCGGGATGGGCGATCAACTACCGAGTGGGCATCGTCCGATGTGCCCCTGATCCGGGCGATGACACCAGTCAGGCCGCCGCCTTCACCCAGGGCCTGCATGACATGTTGTCCCTGAATGAGACCTGGTGCTGCTTCCGTGACTATGTACGAAGTACACCCCAGTTTCTAGGGATGTCCCTCGTCTTGGAGCGCCAGGTGCCCGGGTCCACATCAGGGGGCTGCACGGAGCGGTACTTCCGAATGGCGGTCCAGATCCCCAACGTTGACTGTTGCCCGAACTGATGGCCCGCATCATCATCCACCGCACCCGGGCTCGCCGGGAGACCAGCCAGATGGCCTTCCAGTTCACCCGCCGGGTGCTCCATGAGATCCGCTTCCAGGCACGCACTCACCTGGTCAGTGGGCCGTACACGACCGGTCGCCTCGCTCGGAGCATCGAGGTGAAGGGCCCCTAC